GTTAACATTAGGAACATCATCAGGTATTCATGCTTGGCATAATGATTATTACGTTCGTCGTATTCGTGTTGGAAAGAATGAAGCAATTTACAAATACTTATCTGAAAATCACCCTGAGTTAGTTGAGGATGAATATTTCCGTCCACATGATACAGCGGTAATCTCAGTTCCACAAAAAGCACCTGAAGGTTCTATCTTAAGAACTGAAAGTCCATTCCAATTATTAGAACGTGTTAAAAAAATTACACAAGAATGGGTTAGACCTGGACACAGAACTGGTTCAAATACACATAACGTATCTGCAACAATTAGTTTAAAACCTGAAGATTGGGAATTAGCTGGTGAGTGGATGTGGAACAACAGAGAATTTTACAATGGACTATCTGTATTACCTTACGATAATGGTTCGTATACTCAAGCACCATTTACCGATTGTACCAAAGAAGAATTTGAAAAAATGTTTGAAAAATTACATTCAATCGACTTAAAAAATGTTGTTGAGATGAGCGATGAAACAGATTTAAGTGGTGAGATAGCGTGTGGAGCACTTGGATGTGAAATCAAATAATTCATAATATGGATTTAAATAATAACAAAAGGGAGAAGTCGAATAAACTTCTCCCTTCTGATTTTTACTACGATAAGTTTGGTAATATGGTTTTTACAGAAGAATACCATATAAGAAGGGGTGTTTGTTGTGGTTCAGGTTGTAGACATTGTCCTTTTGACCCTACACATACAAAAGGTAATAGAAATATTCACACTTCAATAAAAAAATAATCTAAGTATATTTATGTTATATGGCAAACGGTACAACATATGGTCTTAATTTTCCATTCAGAGATTCTGAAAGGGGTGATTACTTAGAATTAACCCAATTACAACAACAAGAAATAAAGGCTGATTTGATTCATCTTTTATTAACTCGAAAAGGTTCAAGGTATTATTTACCAACTTTTGGTACTAGATTGTATGAATTTTTATTTGAACCATTTGATGGTTTAACATTTAATGCTATTGAATCTGACATTAGAGATGCGGTTGAAAATTTTATGCCAAATCTTTTAATAAATAATTTAACAATAACACCCGCAGACCCACAAGAAGAATTGGACATTGCTACAGGGCAAAACTCTGCAGGAACTAGTGAATCTTCGGTTTATAGATTTCCTGGTAAAGGAACATCAGAATATACAGCAAAAATAAGATTAGATTATTCTACAAATGGTTCAACATTTGCTCAGAGTGATTTTGTGATTATCAATATTTAATAGAAATGGCAAATAACAAAATATCGTACACAACCAGAGATTTCCAAGGAATAAGAACTGAATTATTAAATTACGTAAAAACGTATTACCCTGAATTAATTCAGGATTTTAATGATGCTTCGGTGTTCTCGGTTTTCCTTGATTTAAATGCTGCCGTTGCAGATAACTTAAACTATCAAATTGATAGAAGTATTCAGGAAACTGTATTACAATATGCTCAACAAAGGTCTTCAATTTATAATATTGCAAGAACTTATGGTTTAAAATTACCGGGTCAAAGACCATCAGTTGCTTTAGTTGATTTTTCAGTTACGGTTCCTGCCTTTGGTGATAAGGAAGATGAAAGATATCTTGGAACATTATTAAGAGGTTCACAAGTAACTGGCGCTGGTGTTGTATTTGAAAATGTTTATGATATTGATTTTGCTTCACCATATAATTCTCAAGGTTATCCTAATAGATTAAAAATACCAAATTTTAATTCTAATAATGTTCTTGTAAATTATACAATTACAAAACGAGAAATGGTTGTTAATGGTATAACCAAAGTGTTTAAAAGAGTAATTGGCGCGAATGATGTTAAACCATTCTTTGAATTATTTTTACCTGAAAAGAATGTGCTTGGTGTTACAAGTGTATTATTAAAAAGTGGAACAGAATATACAAATATTCCAACAACCGCAGAATTTTTAGGTTTATCGAATAGATGGTATGAGGTTGATGCGTTGGCTGAAGATAGAGTTTTTATTGAAGACCCTACCAAAGTTTCTGACCAACCAGGTATTAAAGTTGGTAAATATATTCAAACACAAGATAGATTTATAACAGAATATACTCCTGAAGGATTTAAAAAGATGACATTTGGTGGTGGTACAAATACCGCTCAAGACCAATTAAATCAATTTACAACACTTGGGGTTACTTTGGATTTACAAAGATATTCTAATAACATTTCATTAGGTTCAACATTAACACCTAATTCGACATTGTTCATTCAATATAGAGTTGGTGGTGGATTGTCAACAAACTTGGGAACAAGTGTTATTACTCAAATTGGTACTGTATCATTCTCAGTAAATGGTCCATCAGAGGCAACAAACTCATCAGTAGTTAACTCTTTAAGATGTACTAACGTAACTGCCGCAGTTGGTGGTGCTGGTGTTCCTTCATTAGAAGAAATTAGAAATTACGTTTCATTTAACTTTTCAGCTCAAAAAAGAGCGGTTACCGTTCAAGATTATGAGTCGTTGATTAGAAACATGCCGGCAGAGTTCGGAGCTCCTGCTAAGGTATCAATAACGGAAAATGATAATAAAATTTTAATTCAAATATTATCTTACGATACTTCAGGTAAGTTAACTAATATTGTATCAAATACTTTAAGACAAAATATTGCCAATTATTTATCAAACTATCGAATGATGAATGATTATATTTCAATCTTTACTGCTGAGGTTATTGACTTAGGTGTTGAGGTTTCAATCGTTTTAGATTCGGCACAAAACTCAGGACAAGTAATTTCAAGTGTTATTGATAAGATTTCGGCATACTTTAATCCACAAACAAGAGAATTAGGACAAAACGTTTATCTATCTGAGATAAAGAGTTTAATTCAAAATACAAATGGTGTTTTAACCGTTGCTGGTTTAGATATATTCAACCAAGTTGGTGGTCAGTATTCTTCAGCGGAGACTTCAATGTCATATGCAGATGCTGAAACAAAACTTATTTCAACGGTTGACGATACAATTTTTGCTCAACCTTCACAGGTTTATCAAATCAGATATCCAACTAAAGATATTAAAGTTTCAGTTAAAAACTTTCAATCAGTTACTTTCTCTTAACTGGTTTATTTATAAACACTTTAACTTATAATTAAATTGTGTGGGTACATTTTAAAAATTCCACATAAACTATTTATTAATTAAAGACATTAGATGGGTCAATCATATAGAATAAGAACTGAGCTTGGTATCAATAAAACAATTAATATTGAATTAGACCAAGATTTTGAGTTTTTAGAAATATTATCTTTAAAAATTCAACAATCAGAGATTTATACAAGAAATTGTGCAAACTATGGTGTTGTTGTTGGTAGGGTTACTGCTAACAATGGTTTGGGATTACCAAATGCCCGAGTGTCTATTTTTATTCCTATTGATACTATTGATGAATCAAACCCTCTAATTTCAAGTATATACCCATACAAATCTCCAAATGATAGAAATGAAGATGGTTATAGATATAATCTATTACCTTATGAAAAATCATATTCTAAACACGCCGCAACAGGAACATTACCAAGTAGGTTAGATGTTTTAACAGATAATACTGTTGTAGAGATTTACGACAAGTATTACAAGTATACAACAAAAACAAATGATAGTGGTGACTATATGATAATGGGAGCTCCATTAGGTGGTCAAACTTTATTTATGGATGTTGACTTATCTGATATCGGTGAGTTCTCTTTAACACCTCAGGATTTGATTAGAATGGGGTTGGCTACCGAAGCACAAGTTGCCGGTAACCAATTTAACACATCAACAGATTTAAATTCATTACCTCAAATTATAAACATACAACAGACAATCGATGTTGCTCCGTTGTGGGGTGACCCTGCGATTTGTCAGATTGCCGTTAGCAGGGCGGATTTTGATTTAAGAGATAATGCCAATATTGATATTCAACCAACTTCTGTTTTTATGGGTTCAATATTTTCAAGTCCTGATAATGTTGCTCTTCAAAGTAGTTTAGATATAACTCGAAATAGAGTTTGTAGACCTAAAGAAGCTTTAGGTAATCTTTGTGAGTTAATTTCAAGTCCTGGTCAAATATTATCAATAAGACAAACAATCAATCAAGATGCCGATGGTAATCCAATATTAGAAGTACATCAATTAGAACAAGCCGGAAATATTATTGATGGAAATGGTGTGTGGTTAACTGAATTACCGATGAACTTAGATTACTATATAACCAATGAGTTTGGTGAAAAAGTATTATCTTATGACCCAACAATAGGTATTCCAACCAAAGCCAAGTATAGATTTAAAGTTAAATGGCAACAACCTGAAACTTTAACTCAAACAACAAGACGAGCATATTTTTTAGTACCAAATGTCAGAGAATATGGGTGGTATTCACCGGTTTTAGACCCAATTGATTATCCTACAGGTACTATTCAATCAACTCAATTAAAAGGTTCATATTATTTTGGTTTAGATTGGTCAGGATATACTAATAGTACTTCCGCAATAAACTGTGAAGACACTTTTTATGAATTTGATTTTAATAGAGTTTATACTGTTTCTGGTCTGATTGATGAATTTAAGAACGGAGAGAATAGAGGTAGGTTTGTTGGGATTAAGGAGATTAATAATAATGATTGTCAAACTATTGTTAATAAGTTTCCGGTCAATGATGGTGTTAGAAATTTTGATTTAATATTTTTTATTGTTTCAATATTAATACAATTATTACAGATGATAGGTATTCCTTTACTTACTGCTTATCACGTAATTGCTTATCTTTGGAATAATTTTACGGGTCCTTTAATGGGTGTCATTATTGGGTATTTTCTTTCTAATGCTTTTTTAAACTTTTCTTTGGCGGCAGCATCTCTTGCAAATCTTGGATTTGCCCTTATAGTCCCATTTATTGCTACGGCAATTCTTAATCTTGCAATTGCCGCTGGATTAACTGTAATTGCTTTAAAGTTTTACGGAAAAAAATTTGGTAGAATAAAATTGCCATCATTATTATATCCGGCTTGTACTACTTGTGAATGTACTTCTGAAGTTACATATACTAAAAATGGTGAAATTCCATCTGGGTTATTATCACAATTAAGTAATTCCGTTTTATATTATAATAATCTTACAAAGATAGATGGTTATGGATTTTTTGGTGGTGACCAAACAGATGTAAATGTTGCAGCAACGGCTTTTTCACAAGCAATTGGAACAAGAAATGAGGATATAAATAATCCATATGTTTTTAGGACTACAAAGTCTGAGATTGTCCTATTACCAAATGCATTACGAAGATTATTTGCTTGGACGACAACACTACCATTGGCAGAAAGAATCAATACTTTTAATCTTAGAAAAAAATATTTTGATGGTGTAAATAAAATAAGTGTTACGTTTGATGTTGATTCAAATATAGGTAAAAAGCATTATGACAATACAACCACAATATTAGTGACACAAAAATGGGAATCTGGAACATTATTAACCTTTGTTAATCCATCAACATCACAAGATAAAAATTATCTTTATACTGCGGATACGGTAGATTTTGGTGTTGTAACTGGAATTAGTGGAACTACATTATTTCCAAATTT